TTTTTTACTCGCGTATTCGCCCAAACAGACGAACTGGTTATCTGCATACATAAGCCTGATCCATCAGGACAGAACCCCCGAGGGTTTTTTTGGAATCGTGGATCATTCTATGACATCGATGACGCGGTAGCCGCGATCAGTAGGTGGGATGCAGAAGCTGAGTCAACTGTTTACTTCGGTGTTGGTGCATTTGCCGATCACTGCTACACAGAGAACGGTAAACAGAAATGGTACCGCACGCAAGCACACGCAACAGTGTTTAAAGCACTGGCGCTTGACTTAGATATTGGTGAGGACAAACCTTACGCTACTCAGAAAGAAGGTTGGATTGCAATGTCCGTCGCTCTCAAAGCGATTGGAATGCCTCAGCCTATGGTCATCTCTTCCGGTCGTGGTATTCACTGCTACTGGCCAATGACTCAGAACATTTCGAAAGAGCATTGGATAAAGGTTTCTACCGCGCTTCGCATTGCGCTTGAAGAGCATGGTGTCGAGATCGACACAAGCAAAATTCATGATCCATCGATGGTGCTTCGTCCAGTTGGTACGCATCATAAAAAGCAACAGCCGTGGAAGTTGGTCGAGTGCAAACGTGATTGCCCTGACTACGATCCAGTAGAGTTGTTCACGGTATTGAAGCCGTGGTTTGGTAAGTTGCCAAAGAATGCAAAGACAACAGCATCACGCAAAGGTGCAAGATCATCGATCCTTGATGCAGTGCTCAACACAAACGATGTTGTACTTACCGCGGTCGCAGGGCGTTGTGCTCAGGTGGGTGCGCTTGTAGCTTCTGGTGGCGTGTTAGATGCCGCAGGTCGCAATGTAGAAGAACCTTTATGGCGTGCATCGTTAGGTCTTGCTAAGCATTGCACAGATGTGCAGGAAGCGGTCATCATGATCGCAGGAACGCACCCTGACTTTGATCTAGCCGCAAGCATGGATAAGCTCAAGGGTTGGAACGGCACTGGGCCTACGACGTGTGCGAAGTTTGAGCAGTTGTGCGCTAAGGGCTGCGAAGGTTGCCCAAGCCGTGGAAAGATTACAAGCCCCGCGCAGTTATCGGTTGTTACTGAGACTGAAGTTGTTACTGAGGAAGGCGAAGAGTTCACGTTCACACTGCCCAAGGGCTATGTTATTCAGAACAACCAGATCATGCGTGAGGTCAAGACCGAGATCACAACGACTGATGCAAACGGCAATGAAGTAGCCCAAGAGGTAACAGAGTTTGACCATGTGTGCCAGTACGAGATTCACATCACGGGTGTGTATCACGATTCAGAAAGTCGCAAGTCTGCATTCCGAATGATTGCGAAGTACCCAATGACTGGATGGAAAGAGACAGAGCATGAGATGTCTGTGCTCGCGACGATTGGTAAAGACTTTTCTACATTTTTATTGAACCAACAAATCTACGTAAAGAATGCTGGACAGCAAGAAAAAGTTAGGAGCTATTTGATGGATTACTTGACGATGGTGCAACAGCAAGCACCAACAGGATTGGACTTTGTTAACTTCGGTTGGCAAGAAGACGGCTCGTTTATGTGCGGCCAGACAGTGCTAGGCTCTCCAACGGGTGCCACAGACACACGCCTTCGCGGCCCTGCGTCCAACTTCGCTAGACTTATCGGCCCGCATGGTGAACGCTCTGAGTGGATTCGCGCGATGGACATGCTGAACCTACCCGGTGCTGACAATATTCGTGCGTCAGTATTAACAGGCACAGTGGGAATCCTAGGCCCTGCCGCCGGTAACGCAACAGCAATTGTGTCGATCTATTCTGATGAAACGACAACTGGTAAATCACTATCTCTTATCGGAGTGAACAGCTTGATCGGTAGCCCGAAGGAATTGTTCCTGAGCCAGAAAGATACTGCGAACGCTCTATACAAAATGCGCGGTGTTTTAAATAACTTGCCATGTTGTATCGACGAGATGACTGCGGCTGACGACAAAGACATGGCCGACATGGGCTACACACTTAGTTCTGGTCGCGAAAAGATTTCAATGACGAAAGAACGCGAGTTGCGTGAACCTGCTAAGTGGTGCGCTCCTACTCATGTCACGTCTAACATTTCGATGTATCGGAAGTTTGAAAATGCACAGGCAGGCAACGATCCACTGAAAGCACGTTGCTTAGAGTTCCCGCAACACGATAGAACTTTTGTCGCTACCCGAGAAGATGGGCGTAGCTACGGGTATGACTTTTTTGAGATCGTAGAGAAGCATAACGGTTGGGCTTTCCCAGAGCTTGTGCAAGTTGTGATCGACAAGGGCGGCCCTGAAGCTGTATGGAAATGGTCTGAAGCATCGTTTAACAAAACGTTTGGTTTTATATTTGAACCCCAAGAGCGTTTCTACAGGACGCTACTTATTGCATCATGGGGCATGGGTCGTATTGGCCAAGCCTTGGGTTTGTTCCCGTTCGATATAAAGGGAACCATTGACTTTATGATTGACCGCGTCAAACAAACTCGGCAAGCTGCAATTGAAAGTAAGTCAGATGTATTTGATACGATTGGCCAGTACATCATGGAGCACAACGACCGCTTGGTGCATTGCACTGAGGTCTACAGTTCAGGTAAAGAGCAGGTGACACAACCGGCTCCAGATAAAGCAGTTGCCCGTGTCAAGGTTGTTTATGATGCCAAGAACCCTGTCATGCCCGGTAGCATGATCGCGATCAACTTGGCTTTGTTCAAGGCATGGCTAGGTAGGTCGCAGGACGGTATTGACCGGATTGAGCGTGAGCTAGAACTTAACGGTGCGATGATTGCTAAGCGCGATCGAGTAACGATGTTTAAGGGATGTAAGGACAGAAGCCCCGGCCAGACGCATTGCCTGATTGTGAACCTGAACCATCCTAGGTTTGTAGCAACTCTGACTGGCACCATGTCCAGAGAGCAAAGCCCTGTACTATTGGCTGTTCTAAATGGCGCGGCTGTGGGACAATAAGATATCTTTTTTAAGGACAACTATCATGCCACGTGACTACAAGAAAGAGTACGCGAACTACCAAGGTAAGCCGGAGCAGATTGCTAACAGGGCTGACCGCAATTCAGCGCGTCGACAAATGGAAAAGAAAGGCGTCGTCAGCAAAGGCGACGGCCTTGACGTCGATCACAAGAAGCCCATGGCAAAGGGCGGTGGAAACGGCGGAGGTAACCTCCGCGCAGTTCCTAAGTCTGCGAACCGATCGTTTGCACGAACACGTTCAGCAGGGATGAAGTAATTACTTCTTGGCTTTGGGCTTAGCGCCCTTGGCTTTGTCATGGGCTACCATTTTCTTGGCAGCTTTGACTTCAATACCCAGCTTCTTTGCAAAGCTAGGATCATGTGCAGCAGCCCGCATAGTGCGAGCTTGCTTCTCAGACGTAAATGGCATTACTTGGCTTTAGCTAAACACTTGCCAGCGGCTTTGCACTTAGCAGGGCTCTTGCAACCGGGGCAAGGCTTAAATGGAGCAGCTTTTTTACCAGCTTTTGCGGGGGCCTTAGCCATCATCATTTTTCCGTACATCATGGTGGTTCCTTATTTCATCTTAGAGGTTGATTTTTTGCCTTCGTGCTTCTTCTCCATAGCGGCATAAGCCTTTTTGCTAGGAGCCATTTTCTTTTCTTTGGCTTCCATGGCTTTGGACTCGCCTTTGCCAAATGGATTCATTTTTTTACCGTACATAGTAATCTCCAATTAAAGTTTAACGAAATTTTGCAGTTTTAGCCGCAATCTTTTTTGGTTGCGCTACGAATTGTTTTCCGGCTTCTTTTCCGGCTCGCTTGGCTTTGGTTGTCGCAGCGTACTCACTAGGGCTGAGACTTTTAATCGCAGCGCTTGGAAGGTATCTTTCACCTGTGTCAGAAGATTTTTTACCACTTTTGGTTCTCCATTTTTGGTCGCCCCAGTCTTTTAGGGATTGTTGTGGGGCTTTCAATCTCGATACCCCCCGCCTGCTGCCTTATACTTCTTAGCAACAAGCTGTGCCTTACGAGCAGACCATTGGCCTGCACCAGTGCCTTGCGTTGCCGCGGACTTTACCTGAGCCACAATCTTCTTGCGAAGTGTAGGCTTTGTGTAATTGCCAGCGGCATTAACAGTTGATTTGGTAGCCATGTTAGCACTTCCAAGCACGTAATGATTTGTTGATACGACTGTTAGGATCGTTTGCAGTCTTCGCACTGGTCAGCTTCTCTTTCATGCCTTCCATACGGGCACAGAATGAGTCACGTCGTGGGCCACCCTCAGGTTGAGGGGCCTTGAGTCCCGGCTTCCCGGGATTGGCTTTATTGTACGAGGCTCGCCCCTTGGCGTTCAAGCCCCCTTTTTCCGATTTACCTTCTTTGCGTGTCCAAGCTGGTGTTTTAGCCATTAGTCTAACTCCCCTGTGCCGCCTCGGGCTTTATCAAGTTCTTTTTCCATGCGAATTTGCAAGTCTTCAAGTTGCTTGTCTAAGGCTTCGTAATCAGGATACCCTCTACGATCTTCCTCACGTTTTGCTTTGCGCATTGCATCTTTAAACTCACGTTCAACACGCTTTGAGACAATATCTTGAACAGCTTCAGATTCAATAACGTCGTAGTCATACATTTTTAATCCAAATGTTCTGGCTATAGCAAGATTGCTGACAGGTGCACCTGTAATGCCTGTTTTCTCATCCAGTATATCGTTTACTGCCTTGAGTTGGGTAGAACTAATTGCTGGTGGAGTCACGATGTCGTACGCAAACTTGGCGGCGTTTTTAAATTTCTGCCATTCAGTATCCGTTGGTTGGTTCAGAGATTTACCTGTGTAAGGGTTTACACCTACTACTAATCCTGCGATAGCCGAGACTATTGGGCCGCTTGGCGTGATTGCTCCGGGAATCCAAGACTGACCCATAAAGCCATTTGGCAAACCCTTAGCGGCGGAAGCCATTGGAACGTAATCACCCAGACGGTAATACACAGGGTTGTTCTCGTCGCCCATAAACGGGATGCGGATATGCATGTAAGGGCCAATGCCAAACATGCGTTCACGGATTTCTTTCGGGCCACGCTTGCGAGTTTCTTCGTCATCGTCGCCTGCCGCAGAAGCCATGGCTACATCAATCAGGTAGTAAGCCGCTAAGACGTTAGCGATCTTCCAAGGCTGGTGCAACGCGATACGCCCCATAACAGGGGCAATGGCATACGTCCATGACACGAACGGCAAGAACGACTGACGTGCGATACGGACTGCTTTGGAGTCGATGTCGTAGTCAAGGAATGCCTTACGTGCAAAGGTACCCGCGTCGTTAAAGTTCTCTGTAGTGGGGGTCTTCTCGCCACTCCGCTCTTGCAATTCGCCGACCTTCTTCATGAACGCGGCTAAACGGAATACGTTATCTTCGGCGGCATACAGTTCGGACGCGATGCTGTCTAACTTATTTCCTGCTTTGGCTGCAAGTGCAACGCCCATCTGCG